TTGAAGGTAATCAGCAATTGCATATTGAGCACGTGTAGGGTTTGGTAGATCTAATTCACTCCATAATGCTTGTAGGAATAGCTTAAAATCGTCTTTAAGGAGGTCTAAAGTGTTCATAGGTAGAATCTAGCGTGTAGGGGGTTAGGATGGCTTGTAGAGGCTTCTAATAGTCACGCCAGACAGGAGCACGTAACATGTTTTTGTCATAAAGTTCTTGAATAAAACCGTATTTATTATTTCTAATCATTCTGTTACTAATTTCATTAAAAGCTTTAGCCTCATCAATTGAAACAAGTACATTTTCAGTTACATACTTATTAAACAGTTCCATTAATTCAGTAGATGTTTTAGCAGAATTAACGAGGTTTTGCATTTCATCTGCTTTTAATTCACGTCCATCAATTTTCCTTTTCCTACTGGTATGTAATAAGCTGTGAGGTTTTCGTTCCATGTTTAACATGTTAGAAAGTCTACCACCCATAGTTGCGTCTAAATCTTCAGCAAACAAGAACATGCTTAATACATCATCATCATCCCCTAATTCTATCATTTTTTCAACAAATTGATAAGATTCTTGTTTTGAGAACAAATGATGCTGTTCTTTCCATTTTGGTGAACCATCTTTCAGTTTTTCAATTACACTACGCCTTTTGAAAGCTTCGTCTGTGTAAGCGTGTGGATCACCAGCTGGGGCAAGGCCAGGGTTTCTTGTAGGACCAGTCGATACTTCATTATACATGGCGCTGATGGAGTTCTTTTTAGCAGATTTACCAGTAGCACTAGCAACTTTTTCTCTTGCTGCTGAACGCCTCCTATCAAAATCACGTGTCTGTTCAATCCATTCGGGACTTTTAGCTGAACCTTTTTTTATTCCCTTTGCTACTAATGCTGGATCTTTAATTGTAAGCTCCATCACTTGTGGAGCTGAATTTAAATTAGCTTTACCTCCTGATACATTTAACTGCACACTAGGTGCAGCACCAGCTCCAACAGGAACTAACTGTGGACCAGGTGGGGGTAAGTTACGACCAATTGTAGTAGCACCTTCAAGTGTTTCACGTACAGCTGTTTTAACAGCAGGTCTAGTTGCAGCAACTGCACCACCTGTTACTACATCAGCAATAGTCATAGGATCAGTTAGACTGACAGGTAAACCAGTTGCTGCTGCAATGTTTTCAGCTGCTTCTTGATTTTTATCTAAAACAAAACCTACACCTTGTTTGATTGGTTCAGGTAATACATTAGTAATAGTCCTAACACTAGCACCTAAAAAATTTAAAGCAGGACCAACAATAGGATCTGCTTGGGCTGATGTAGTAAGATAATTACCAACTCTATCAATCTGTTGTTGTACAGGATTTAATTTACCAGCAACAAGTAGTTTATCGTAAGATTCTTGAGATTGCTCTCCATAGTTTTTACCAGCCCATAGTTTGCCAGTTTTTTTGTTGACTAAACCTATTGGTTTTTCAATTGGCATAATTAATTAATATACTCCATAATTAGTTTTTCACGGAGTCTATTAACTCCAAATTTGTCTCTCATCCAACTGAGGACGGGTGTACTTCCTTTATCCTGATTACATCTGGTACAGGCGCATACAACATTTGTTGCGACATCCTCTCCGCCACGTGCGCGAGGATGAACATGATCGATAGATAGTTGACTAAGGTCATAGGTTTTTCCGCAATAAATACAAGTATGGTCAAAGTGTTCCTTAATAGAGCGCCTCCACAGACGCTTAGCTTCTGGTGAGGTCATGGCTATTAAGTTGTATAAGTAATCGTTAGGGGTAGGAAGTAGTGGGGTCATGCGCGTCCTTTACGTGCTCTGTTTTTTGATGCTGCTTCGAGGAATGTCTTTCCATTTTTCTTATGGGATACATCCTTGCCATCGCCGTTACCGTAGGTTCCACGTTTACGGTTTTCTTTATTTAATTTGGATCGTTTAGAGATCTGTAATTTAGAGCCATCATATTTCTTTTGGTAAGATTTATAGTTACCATTAGCATATTTAGCTCCGCTATAATTAGAGCTTCGTGCCATATAGTCTCCGTTGTACAAGTTCAGGATCAACAGTTGGCATAATACTAACTAGCTTATCTAGTGGGCTACCTTCAAAGGCGACACCACTAATATCATTTTTAGATAACCAATCACAAGCTGCTTTTAGATCTTGTGTGGAAGCCTCACCCGATTTAATACGGGCAAGGAATTCCTTTGTAACAAGATTATGCAACTCATTGAACTGGTCTTCAGTTGCTTTCTTGTTTGTCATTTAGCTTTTTTAGCTTTAGCTTTAGGTTTAGCTGGTGCTTTAATTTCGTAACGAACTTCATTAGGTTCATGTACAAGATGTGATTCAGCACGTACTGCTTGCTCTTGTGTTTCGTATGTACCAATCACCTTATTGGTGTTTAGGTCAAGAATTTGATAAGACATAATTAGGTTTGGTTTTTAAAGTTACTGTCAAAAGCTTTTTTGTCAACTTTACCCTGTGCTTTTTTAGGTTGGTATTGGTAAGGGTTTTGGTAGCCAGGACCATATTTTTTAGGATCACCACCACGCTCTTTCAACATATCCTCTTTCATTTGCTGCATGTGAGTTTTGTTTACTGATCTAGACATAATTAATTCCTCAATACAATTTGATCTAATTTGTTTTCGATGCGTATCATATGGTCCTCCATACGTTGCACCATTACTGATAAATCAGCTTTTGATACGTAGTCTTGAGCTACATTTAATTCAAGTGTATCAATACGTCTATCGAGACCACTAATGCGATCATGTACGTTATTTATTCTGTTGTGTAGTCTGTTATTTAATGCTGCACCGCCTGCGATACAAGCAATGACAACAGACACTATTGCTTCCATTTATTCAAGAGCCACGATTGGTACAATGTCATTACATAAAATTTCTACGCGAGATCCAGGTCTAAAAGTAAACCCAGTTTTCATAATTTCCGTACACTTAAGTGCTCTTACTAGTTCATAGTCAAGACGCATCTTTTGTTCGTGTTTACGGGCGATAGCTTTACAGGTTTCTATCATGCCACCATCTAGTGGGATTGAAAGGCTGACCTGAGCACCCCAATTATTATTTTTAATGTAACTATTAGGATTCATAGGGGTTGTATCATTACCCATATAAAATGGAGAAAGCTGCATGGTTGTACCATTACAGCTATTATTACTAGCGTAATATTGCCTTGACGGTGCTCCATTGTTTTGGAACTGTACCGCCTGATTAGTTACGTTACCTGTAGCTGCTGCAACAGGATTTGATGTATTTTGAACTCTAGGTTCTTCTGCGTAAACAGGTGCTACGACTATTGAGAGAAGACTGACAAGGATGTAGTAGTAGATACTTGTTGAATAGCTTCTGTTACCAGACTGTCTTCCACAAGACCTGCTCCAGAGTTTGTCACTGAATAAGTTGTAGAAGAATCTTTGATATCTCCACTGGGTGTTACGTTTGTTCCTGACCATGATGAATATGCACCACCATAGATATTAGTAGCAATTGTTCGATCAATATCAATGGTGGTAGTTGTTGTAGATTGCATTGACCCCTGTGTAAAGTTAGGGGTGACACTTTGAGCTGTTGCTGGACTAGCCAACATTAAAAGTACGAGTAAGCGTTTCATTCTTCTTTCTTTTTAGGATCAGTAGACTTGTTGTTAGACTTATTATTAGAAGTCGATAAACCAAAAGTTGCAAGCGCCCCAGTAAAAATAGAAGCCGGGAAAGTAATATCCCCACCAACACTCTTTTTAAACATAGGTAGTTCTACATAGTTTAAAGTAATGATGAAACCACTCCATACCACAACACCTAGACGTACAAAAGTACCTAGGATTTGAAGCTCATCTTCTGTATTTTCTTTTACTTTTTCTAAGAAGTTTTTGGGTTTTCCTCCGGTTTCTTCTTCTTTAACTTGCTCCATGCTGTTTTAATAATAGGTTTAAATAGTGTAACTAAATGTTTAAATAATGATTGACCTATTAATGTGGCAGCTACTGAAATAAATGCAGTAGTAGCTGCAGTAGTCATAATCGTAGTTGTAGGCATCGGGACTTCAATGTCCGTAAATGGTACACCTATGATCTGTGCTTCTGGTGGAACATAAGGTTTGGCTGGTGTAGCACTAGGTTCTGTATCTTTTGGTGCTTCGTCGTATGTATTGCTGTTTATCCCTTGTATACCAGGAGGCGGCCTAAGTGTATTAGGAGGCACTACAAGCGGTTTATAGTTAGGTAAATCCGCTTGCGGTATATCTAATATAGGACCGGGTAATCCCGGCGCTTCAGGCAGCTCTAGGTAGGGGAAGGCAGGTATTTCTTCCCATTCCATTATTCTCTTAGTTCTTCAGCTAAGTTTAAAATGTTTTCAGTTGTATTTGTACCTTCAGCTTCAATATAAGCTAAAGTTTCTTCAACAGTCATTTCTTGAAGTGTCTGAAAATTATCCTGTGGGTTTTCGTCACCAAGTTGGTGGTTAATGTTGTATAAAATAGAGTTCATTATGCTGGTATTGTTATGAAATTATTCATGCCTAGTACTGACCTTGTTGTAGTACCACTAGGTGCGTTTGCCCCAGCGCTTGCTTCAAAATAAAAGTAATCAGTATTGTTATCATCATCAGCTGCATTATCTGGTCCGGTGTCTGCACTGGGTGTAGCACCACCAGTACTTTGTACCCAATGCCAATTTTTGTCGGTAGCAGTATCCTGTTTGATTGCAATCACGCCAGATGTAGAAAATAAATCGTTTGCTGCTGCATCTCGTTTTTGCCTCCATTGGGCCCGAGCCGCTGTACTTGACAACCCTGCTACCTGTCCACTGTAATCATAAGTAGTACCGTTAATTGTAAATTTAATTTCATCTACTGCTAAATCTTGTTTAAAACCTGTACTGCTAAATTCAATTACAAAGAACAACTTAACATCTTGACCACGAAAGTCACCTGCACCAGATGAATCATCAAGATTATATGTGTACGTATCATATGACCTAGATGCGTAGATCTGCTGTTGACCAGTATCACTCCTTAATAATACGCCAGTACCACCGTCAGGATAAATATACACCTTCAAAGTACTATGATCAGCACCAAACATGTGCGTTTTCCATGTTACTGACGCAGTGGTAGAACTACTACCAGTAGTATCAACTGTCATAGTTAATGTATCACCAACACTATTAGCGTTACCACTTGAATCTGTTACAGCATTGGCTCCAACAGTAATAACGCCATCTGTTGTACTTGAAGCAGTAGGTGTAAACGTTGCTGTATATGTAGTACCAGAACCGCTAATTGTTGATAACGTACCACCAGTAGTGGTAATATCAGCATCTGCAAATCCTGTGACAGTTTCTGACCAAGTAAAGGTGATTGCTGCTGTTTCACCGACGGTAAGACTACTATCATCTGTTGTAATAGTAAGTGTTGGTGCTGTTGTATCGGTAACCGTATTAACTGTCATAGTTAATGTATCACCAGATGTATTAGCATTACTTGCACCGTCAACTACAACATTAGCACCTACAGTAATTACACCATCTGTTGTACTTTGTGCAGTCGGAGTGAATACTGCTGTGTAAGTAGCTCCTGATCCACTGATGGCAGATAAGGTTCCACCTGTTGTAGTGATATCACCATCACCAAATCCAATTACAATTTCAGACCAATTAAAAGTAATGGTAGCTGTTTCATTAGCAACCAGTGAATTTGTGCTGGTATAAATGGTTAAAGTTGGAGCTGTTGTGTCCGGTGTTGGTGTGACATCACCTGAAGTTGCAACAAAGCCTTTTGCTGTAATCGAAGTACTAGTTGCTGACAGCTTCATTAAACTAACTCCGTTACTTCCAATACTCCATCAGTACTTGCATCACGAATAACACAAATATAAGCTCCGTTTGTAACTGCAAAATCTAGACGCTCACCATCTCCAATAAAATGTGAAGTATCAGCATTTGCAGTGCCTGGACCTTGTTCAAGGATAAACCGAATATTTGCACCTACTGCTCGCATAGAAATGCGATATACATTAGGACTTAGTTGAGTAGAACTAGATGTAGCTCCTGCAGTTAGTTGACGTGCAACTCCAGGGCGTCCTAAGATTTCTACGTTTTGATTAAAGCTCATTTTTTTAAATTAATACGGCTGACAATAAATTTAATTGCTTGATCATCTACAGTATTATCTGTTGACTCAGCAATTTTTACTAGTAAATCAATAACTAGTTTTTTTACAGCTTCTGATTGTACAAAAGCAAATAGGATTGGACGGATAAGAGTAATCATAGAAAGATTTAGAAAATAATTTAAATTTAAGTAGACATTTAACTGTGTAGTAAGTTAATATTAAGGTACTGATGTATTAGAAACCTGTTCCCATTGAAGAGTTTCTTCGTTTAAAGTCCAAGATCCACCATCGTCTGGCATTGGTGGTATAAAACCATCTTTATCATAACTGTAAGTATAACCTATACCAGCATAATTTTTTCTAAAATTTCGGTTGTAACTTGTTTGTTTCCAAACAGTATCATCACCAAATAAAGATTGGAGAAAAGTTACACCAAGAGATTCATTTTCTATGCCTTGTGAATCAAGCAGTTCATCATTAGATACTACAAGTACTTGAACAACAGTATTTGTAGAATTAAGTTTAGCAAAATGTGCCATATTTACACCTCATAACGAACAATTACGATGCCAGAGCCGCCGTCACCCCCATTGTTGGGAGAGGGAGAGCCGCCTCCGCCACCGCCTGTATTAACTTCGGCAGCGGCGAGCTCCGGAATAAAGCCCTGGTAAGGACCACCATCGCCACCGCCGCCTATACCGCCGGATGCAGTAGGCGTAGGAGTAGGAATGCCACCAGATGTGTTACCCAAACTACCAGCACCTCCTCCACCCGCATAAAATGTTGCGGTTCCTGTTATAGAAGATGAGGCACCAGCACCACCTGAACCGTTGGCACCTGAACTAGCATTAGTGCCAGCAGCACCAGCGCCGCCACCGCCGCCGCCGTAATAAACGTTATTATTTCCATACCCAGAGCCGCCTCGAGCCCCTTGTCCGCCAATGCCTTGCGCGCCGCCTTGACCGGCTACGTTGGTCGAGCCGCCACCGCCGCCACTGCCTCCAGACGAGGCGGCATAGGTGCCGTCGCCGCCATGGCCACCACCTGTGGATGTAATGCCATTAAATACTGAATTGGATCCGTTAGTATGACCACTATTAGTGCTAACACCGCCTGCGCCAACAGTTACGGTGTAACTACCTGTCGTCAATGACATACTGCCTGTACGATAACCACCAGCACCGCCGCCACCTGCTGCATAAAAGCCAGCGCCACCGCCTCCACCGCCAGCAACAACTAAGTACTCAACAGTAGAACCAAGAGGTGCAGAAGAGACTGTAAAGGTTCCTGTACCTGTAAAAGTATGAATACGATAGTTACCGGAAGTAGTAATTACACCACCTGTAGCTAAAATACCACCACCACTACCTAATAACAGTTGCATCATTCCCATTAACTTAATCCTCCACCACTAATAACAAAAGTGTCAGAGGCAACACAGAGTATAGTTGCTAAACCATATTGAGCTAATGTACGATTACCAGTATTAGCTGTACCTACCTGACGTAATGTTACACCTGTATCTTGTGTAATGGTTTGATCTGAAGCACTATTATTATAAATACTAACTGCATCACCTATACTAAATACACTACTAGGTACTGTAACGCCACCTGTAGTAATATTAATGTGTTTACCTGCGTCAGCTACAACTAATGTATAAGCAGAAGTTTTTGTATTAGCTGGAATTTTTGGATATGTTTGATCCGCAGCAAATGTTTGCGTAGCACTAAATGTTTGTGCAACATCTAGCTTAGCTGTATCGACATCATATGCTTGTACATCAACACCAACTTCAAGATTAACACCTTGTTTAAATGTAGTTTCGTTAGTAAAATTAAGGTTGTCTAAATATGTTAAACCAGCGTCAAGTTGTTGGTAACGATTATCTGCAGCAGTTTGTGTGTAGTAACGATTATCTGCATCAGTTTGTGTATAATAACGATTATCTGCAACACTTTGTGTATAGTAACGATTATCTGGATCAGTAGGGGAATATAAACTCCAAGTCCAAGCTGAACCAGTCCAAACAAGTTGAACAGCTACATCAGTAGCTCCAACAAAACCAACTGGTACTCCTGTAATTTGTGGAGCAGAAGGATAAGTAGTGTTGTAGGTTTGGATATCAGTGCTATTAAAAACTTCAACTTGGTCTTGTGCAGACAACCCACTTGTATTTAATACTGCAAGAGCAGCAACATCAGCGACAGCTTGTGCTGCAACTACATTGTTAACTGCAGTCAAAGCAGCTGAAGCATCAGATGCAGCAGAGTTAGCTGTAGTTATAGCACTTAATGAGTTAGCTAAAGCTTGTGGCGCTTGGCCACTAGCTGCTTTTGATTCTTGACTAGCAAAATTGTTTTGTTGAAAATTTGTATTTAAATCCTCTGCTTTAATAGCTGAACCTGGGAAAAATGTTGCCTTAAGTGTTTCCGTAGATGTATCTCTAAAGATACGAATATCTACACCATTTCCAGGTGCAGTATTAAAACCAAGGGTAGTAGCGTTGACAAAAGTAAATAAAGTTGTTGCAGTTCCGTCAAGTTCAGCCTTAACATCACTTTGATCTAAATATTCAAATGTAAATGAATAGTTCGTGGTTGAACCATCCCCTGTATATGTATTTTGTGTAGTTGCCATTAGTAACGAATGTTAAGTGACGAATCAATTCCAGGCATTAAACCTTGTTCAGCTCTTTGATCAGTCATTTGTTTCTCCATAATACGTTGTTCAATAGAAAGACGTACTGGTGATTCCAATTCACTGAAAGCTAATTCTTCAGCATTTTTTAGTGCTGTATCCAGCATCATATGGATCTGATCATATTTACCAATAGGTACTTGATCAGATTTTATACCATTTCTTCGTGCTTCTTGTAGTTCATTAATAGTATTACGTGCATCAGCTGTACGCATAATATTTTTGATTTGATCTTTAAAATAACCACTTTTACCCATAAGGCTACTTAATTCAGCACGTTCAGTATTGATTAAGTCAACGCCATTACGTTTCTTAAATGCACTAGATACATCATATTCAATATCATAGAGGAATTGCTCTTCTTTAGACATTGCAGGATGTATTTTAAGTGGTGAGTAAGAATTATAAATGCGTTGTAGCATTGTGTATTTATTTGGTGCTTCACCTGTTACAGGACTGATTACAGTAGGTAATCTGTTAGCAGGGTCAATAACACCAAGTAATTGGTTACGATTCCGCAGATTACTGATTATATCGTTATTAATTTCTTTTAAACCACCATCTAAGATCTTACCAAATTCATTCCGTAAACCACCTAAAGGTCCAAGTGAGTTAATTTGACCTGCAGCAAAAGTAGAAGCAGCATATTGATTACCACTTAAAGTTTCTACAAGAGGACGTAAAGAAGACAAACCAGCTTGATCAGTTAAACCAGCTGCAAGGACAAAAGCTGCTTTTTGAAATAAATTCTCTGTAGCTGCTTCACCAAGCATATCAAAGTTATCAGCAATGTTAGCTACTGTAGCAACCCAATTGCTTAAACCAGGACCAAGTACTTCGTTATATTCAACTCTAATACCACCAGGTCCAGTAACTGAACGATCTTTCCAATTACTATTTTTAGTACGTGCTCTTTGTAACTGTCTATCAACATTACCGTCACCTGTCATACTAAACAAACCATCACCAAATAGTTTATCTTTTAAAACAGAACCAACAGCTAAAGAAGTTACAAAAGTACCAATTGCTTTTCTACCTAATGTTTTATTTTTTAGGTCTACAATAGCATTTAACCTAGCTGTTTCATCCATTTGAGTTATTTTATAACCACGATTAGTAAGAATATTTTCTACTAACTCAGGTTGTTCTATAAATGTTTCGACAGAAGTGTAAGCTAATTCATTTACATCTCTTTGGAAAGAACGTAACGGTGCAGGTAAATAATCATCAGCTACTCTAACCATATTTGCCATAGTTCCAGGGAACAGGATAAAAGGTCTTAGTCCAGGTATTTCTTGCAGAAGACCATTTAGTTGAGTATTTAATCCAGTATCAAGGTTTAAAGCAATCTCTCCAGTATTATATTTAACTGCTTCATCT